CTAAACAGTCCAGAAGGAACTGAGGCTGCAAGAAAATCAATCACGAACAGATCAATTGCTCAGGCGGTTAAAAAAGAACAAGATTCAGTCGAAGCAGCAAGACTTGCAGCAGAAAAAGAAGACAGTGTTGGTAAAACTGACCCATTTCAATGGGTTTTAGCAGCACTAAAGAATGTTAGAAATGCTGCTATAGATGCAAAGGGTGGCATTGAAGAACTAAAAAGAGCACTTGCAAAGGTTGGTCCTAAATCTGTAGGGGATAAGTTTAAAGGAATAGATCAGCAACTAGTTGCTCAAGGACGTAATAAGCAATTTATTGATTATGTTATGGGGCTAGATCCAACAGAACAGTCAAACTATTTTACTACAGCAGGGGCTAAAGAAAAAAGTGGTAAGAACAAGGGAAGAATAAAAGACCCATATAACAAGGGTAAGTTCTTGCCAGAAACAGCCAAGCAAGGAGATGTAGTATTATCTAGCCTTGGAAAAACATATAACAGTTTCTTTGATGCAAAAGTAATTGGAGATTTTAATGCTTCAATGGGCAGATCTCTTTCATCAATAAAAGATCAAGAGAAAGCAAGAATTAAATTAGTTGCTGCTCAATATGATTCTGCAACAATAGAGAGCCTTTTGTCAGATGAATACACAACACAGTTAATTGCTTCAGGTAAGATAACAGAAGAACAACTAAAGCAAAATGTTGAAATTTCTAAAGAACTTCAGAATAGACAAAAAATTAATAGTCTACTTTCCAGAGGTACATCAGAATTACAAAGACAAGCAGACATGTCAAGAGCAGCAGCAGCAGCAAAGTTCTTGCGTAGTCAAGGTGTTTCAGAAGACGGAGTAAGATCAGCACTTGGAGATGCAGGGATGCTATCAGAAGCAATTGCTGCTATGGACCAATATAATTCTTCTGCTGGTATGGCTGCAGGAACACTTAAAACCATTGTTGATGGACTTAATGCTATAAAGGCAAACTCACAGATAGATTTAATTTTTAAATTTGCAACATCAAATGTCGCAAGCCAGATTTCTCAGGGCGCAGAAGCAGCCAAAAAGATAATGAACTCAAAGGCAACGGTCTATAAAAATTTATCTGCCGAAAAATTAAAAAATGCAACTTCGGAATACAGAGATCCAAATAAGCCTGCACAACAGGTTGGTAAAATTGCAACAGCAACTGTAGATGCAAGGTACGCAGCAACAAAAACTCCAATACCAGTAATAGCAGAAGGCACAACTATAAAGAGTCTTCAAAAAGCAATGGACGTTAAGGCCAAAGAAATAAATCTTTCATCTTCAAATGTTAATAAGGCCCAAGCAGCAGCACAAGCAGTAAGAGACCAAATTTCAAAGGCAGACAGTGCTTTGCAGTCAGCACTAGATAGCGCAAACGCTGAGGTTGATAAAGCAATAAAGGGAGTCCAAGATGTAATCAGGGGTTACGAAAATCAGATCAAGTCAATAGAAAAAACTATAAAGTCAAGAGAAGACCAGATAAAGAAAAGATTTACAGACAAGATAGAAGCACTTAATAAAGAAAATCAAATGCTAAGTAATGACCTTGCGATAATGGACAAGGCTGCAGAAGATATTAATGAAAAGTATGACAAGCAGGTAGAAGCACTACAGGAAGTAAACAAACTAAACCAGGAAATTATTGACTCACAAGGACAACAGTTAGATCTTGCTGATGCACTTTCTCAAGGAGATATAGCAGCAGCAGCAAGAGTTGCAAATGAGATGTCGGCATCTTATGCAAACAATCAAGCAGACACAATAATGCAGGGTGTTGAACTTGCCAGAACTAACGATTTGTCAGCGCTAACTGGTGCAGAAAGTGGTCTGACTGGAGATGCCATTTCAGAGAGACAGTTTGCAATAAGTCAAGAGATTTATAAACTAGAAACAGATCCTGCAAGATTAGCAATAGAAGCAGAAATATTAGCATTAAACGAAAGCATCTTAGCAGTACAAGACCTAATTGTTATACAACAAGAAAGAATGGACAGCATTGAGGCTGGAAGAGCAACCATCCTAGCAGGAATAGAAGCATCTCATGCAGCAAATCTCAAGGCTCTAAATGACTCTTTGGTACCACTTGATGCTGCGGTTACAATGCATGAAGGAGTATTGAAAAAATTAGAAGATGAAGCAGCAGCGTTAGAAGCACAAGAAGGATACTTAACTGCCATTGCAGATGAAGCAGTTAAAATTGACAATACTACTGGTATGACTCTTGAGGATTGGGAAGACACAGAAGACAAAGTAAAATCTGTGGAGGAATTAGCAGAGGCATATGCGACTTCAACTCTTGCAGCACAAGCAGCAGTTGCAGCAGCAAGCAAATCTTGGGGTGAAATTTTAGACACTATTAATTCAATTCCTGATAGTGTTGAAACAAAATTAGTAGTTGAAAAGATTGAAAATATAATACAAAACATTAAAACCAAGTATACTGATGATGGAAGTACAGCAGCAGCACAAGCAGCAACTGATGCAGCAAACAAAGCAACTGCTGATGCTCAAGCAAAAGCAGCAAAGACAACGGTAGCATTAAGAAAATTAACTTCTGGACAACCCCTTACTGATGAAGAAAAAGGACTTCTAGGTATATCTGTAACTAAAACAGATGATGGTTCCGATCCTTCAAAGGGAACAGATGCAGATCCAAATATTTATGCAGAAAGAAATGCTCTTTATGCTGCAGCAGCCAAAGCAGCAGCAGATGAAGCAGCAGCAAAGAAGGCAGCAGAGGATGCAGCAAAGGGTGGAATGTATGATCCATCTGATCCAAGCCATCTAGGATCATATGAAGATGGAGTAAGACTAATCGGTGACATTGGTAGAACTCCTCTTAGATATATGGGCTATTGGGAAGATGGTGGAGTTGTATATAGAAAGGGTGGAAGTACTCAACCAGAGTTTAAACCAAAGGGAACAGACACAGTTCCTGCAATGCTTACACCTGGAGAGTTTGTAGTTAAAAGGTCTGCGGTAAAGAAGTACGGATCAAAATTCTTTAAAAACCTTAATGACAAAAAGTATCCAAAAAAGACTGCAGCAATAACTCCAACCGAAGTACTTGATATAATTAGAAACTTTGGTTCTTCTACATCAAGTAAATCAGAGACTGCATCCACAACTCCAAAAGAAGTACTTGACATAATTAGAAACCTTAATCCTTCATCAGATATTAAACCAAAGTCTGCCTACGATGCTAACAACCAGCCTACTGGAAGTCCAACTGGAAGATACTGGGGAGAATTAGAAAGACTATACGAAGGCTCTCCAATAGGGTTTGATAAAAATGGAAAGCCTATATTCAACACTACAGGAAAAGATCCATGGGGCGGAACAGAGATTCCAGGACTTCCATTTAGTGGCAAGGTAGCAAATTTCTCAGACTATTTCCATCAACTAGCAGAGCAACCAAAAGAGTCTAGTGGCCCTGGAATGGGTATTGATAAGACTCCAGACCGTTATGCAGGTTCTGGTGCTTCTATGGGTGGTATTGGTAGTGGCGTATATGGCATGAGTGGCCTGCGGATGTTTTCTAGGGGTGGAATGGTTCCACATTACTTAGGAATGTCATCAATGGGGAAGAGCAGTGGCAAAACATCTCAAAATAGTTTACTTCCAGGCGTACGTGAAAACAGATACCAGTATGGTCCTGGCAAAACCAGAGATGGATTTGAACCAGGATTTAGAAAAGAGCAATTTGAACAAGTTGCCAACTTCTTTGGACTACCATCAATTGCTAAGACTGGCTACGATTTGGCAAAGTATGGCGGTATACCAGGAATGATTCAGGCTAAAATTGATGGTAAAGAAATGAGATCTAATGCTGGAGATAACTTAACGGCTGGACTATCTGTTATCCCTATTCCTTTGATGAAATTATTAAAGCCATTAGGAAGATTTGCCAGCAAGATAGTTCCTCAAGGTGTAAAAAACTTTATTTCATCCTGTTAAAGGCTTGGGTATTGACATGTTCAGTAAACTATCAGCCAAGTTAAATCCATCAGTATCAACACCAACTGGAAGTTTAGTAGAGCAAGGCCTAACCCCTCCAACAAACACACTACCCAAAGATCCAAACCTTTGGGATGATAATTATTTTTCAGAACCTTACGTCCCAACCAAGACTGAAAAAGTTCTTTCTTCTCTTGCAAATACAGGAAAAGTAGGATTAGAACTATCTCATTTAATTTATAAAACAAAGTATGGGATAAAAGATTTTGTTGGTGGTGCCAAGAAACCAATAGAGGGCGCATGGAATTACCTTGACCCAAATAAACGAGCAACATATCCACCTATAAAAGCATTTGGATCAGCACTTACAGCACCACTTGCAAAACCTATTGCTAAACTAGCAAAAGAGTTTAACCCTTCCGCAATTAGTAACTTAGATACAAACTATAAGGATCTGTCATATATACAGAGATCTATGATTCCAAAAGGTGGAAGTAGACATGAAGCCTCATACAGTACCCTGTTTGAAAATATTGGATCTGATATTGCAACCCCAATTAAAGCCAAGTTAACTGGCTATAAAGATTCAGTAAAATCAAGAGTAGACGAGAAATTTGGAGATACGGGGTTTCTATGGAACTTGAAACGTTCACAAGACCCTGATTATACCCCTGAAAGACAGGCGGCCTACCTGAAGCAGGCATTTGTAGAATCAGTTCCAGGACCATTAGGTGCATTACTCCAAATGAAGTTGGGTGTTCATAGATCATTAAAAGAAATTATGGATTTCCCATCTCCCTTAGAAAGAGAATTAAAGGCAAGAGTTGATCCATATTCAAGACCTATGGCAGCACACGGTCCAGGACTTTATAGTTCAACTAGCGACGAAACATCAAAGATTTATACTAATTTCGGAAATTTTGAATATGGCGTATCCTTAACACCAAAGGCAATTCTTAAAGTATTAACAGGCAAAGGTATTCTCTCCACAAGGCAAGAAAAAAAGTTTGCACTAAAGTACCAGAAAAAAACTGGCTTGAATTATACACCATCAATTGATAGTATGAATTCTGACATAACAGATCCATACATGCAGGCAATTCTTAAGGCTGGCTATATTGGGTACAGAACTGGAACTGAGTTTACAAATTGGGGAATAGGAAACATCCCTGGAATGCATCTAAAACCTATTGCAACTCCAGACACCTTTATAAGAAAAGTTGGTGATGAATATGTTACATTGCCAGGATCAGCGATTACCAATCCTGCTAAACCAACCCTAAACTCAGTCTCAGAAATTGGAACTAGCAAAGCATCAGTTGCAAACCTTGCTGGATCTGCAGCAGTCATTGCTGGACTAACTGGTCTTTCTTTATACAATGCATTAAGTGCCAATGCAGACACCTCTGTTTTAGAAGATACTGTTTCTAACAAAGTTAATAAAAATAGTGGTGGACTGGGAGGAAGGTTTGCAATGCAGGCACTCTCATCAGGAGGGTTGGCAAGAGGAACTGACATAGTCCCAGCAATGCTAACCCCAGGCGAGTTTGTAATGAGTAAGTATGCCGTTGAAACCCATGGGGCAGATACAATGAAGGCAATAAACAATGGCTCATCAGTAGGTGACTCAGTGTATAATTATAGTATTAATGTGAACGTGCAGTCTGATTCAAACCCAGATGAAATCGCAAGAGCAGTGATGACTCAAATAAGAAGCATTGATTCACAAAAAATTAGAGGAGTTAGAGTTTAATGACAAACAACCTATATATGTCTGGCCGTAAGAAATATCAAAGACCACAGGCAATGCTCTTTGCAGATAACCAGGGGACAAAGATTGATGGATTCCACATTCCATCAGGAGACGAGATAGGGTCATTAGCAGCCTCCACAGACGGATCTGGGGAGTTTTTAATACTCTCTGATGATAATAGGTCTCCTATAGCATTTAGTACCACCAGAATAAAAAAAAGGGAGAGAATGATTAATGGCCGTATGAGGTCATACCACATTGCAGATAAACTAAGAATTGATGTTTCATGGGATATGTTACCATCAAGGGCATACGATACATATGCTGGCTTTGATTCAAATGGAAATCCAGATCTTGCTAAGACAGTAACAAGACAAAGCCCATTAGAATTTACAACAGATGGAGGAGCAGGCGGAGCAGAACTTCTTGAATGGTATGAAAACCATAAAGGATCTTTTTGGGTTTACCTTGCTTACGACAAGTATACTAATTTTAATAACGATCCACAGACTGCACAAGATGATAGATTTAAAAATACAAATAAGTACAATGAAGTTGTAGAGGTTTTTTTCTCAGACTTTACTTACTCCGTAATAAAAAGAAGTGGTCTTAATTTTGACTTTTGGAATGTTTCTTTAACACTGGAAGAGGCATAATGTTTCAAGATAAAGATCTGCTAAATCATATAGAAACAAGTTCATCTATTGATACAAAGTCTTTAGTTGTACTTGAGTGGAATATGAATATTGCTACAAATATATTGGAACTTGGAAACTACAGGTATCGTCCAAACAGTGCTGACTCTATTTACAGAACCATTCCTAATACTTTTGTTAAGGAAAGCAAAACATCTTCTCCAGCATTTTATTATGGAGCAACGGATGCAGATGTAATTGTTGATGGTGGATTTGAAGACAACGACGATCCAGTACTGCTTTCTGCTAACAAAGATAAACTAAAAATGTTGTACTCCCTTGAAGATTGCTTGAAATCTTTTAGGCCAAGATCTGGAATTAACAAGGCAACCTTCCTTAATGGTAAATTTTTGCATAGCCCAAATATCAATATGGCAAGAAGACCAAGATACTATATGGCAGACAAGAAAGATCCATTTAAATACTGGACATCTTTTAGAACAGAGTCTGGAACAGAGTATGGAGTTTCTAATAAAACTGTAAACGGAAAGCATGCAATTGAAGACACTGCTCCATTTGTTGTTTATAAAGAAAAGGTTCCAGCAAATAGAATTGTTGTAAAGATGCAAACCAACGTTGGAGATTTTAATTCTGGAAGATATTCAAACAATAGCGAGTCTTTCTTAGACCCACATTTTGGAGAATCAAATCAAACTACTCCAGAAAAATGGAAAATACAAGTATTAAAGAATAATAGTTGGTCTGATGTAATATCTTTTTCTGGTCAAGAAAAAAGAAAAGATGGAAGCCCTATCATAGGTTCTGACGGCTATGTTGAATTATCTTATGGGCTAGTTGTTCCAAAGATATACTCAGATATTTTTAATGATTGCGGAGAACTTTCTTCATCAAGCCTTATACCAGAGTTTGGAAACAAAGAAGGTGATGCCTTTTTAATTATTGAAAATTCTGGACAGGCTGGATCATATCACATATGGTATAAAGAAGAATGGAAAACATTTATTCCAAACTACTCTTGGCAGTTTAAAGAATCAGAGGCCGACAGTTCCGCAAGTTTTGTTACTGAGTTAAGTAATCCACCATCATATATATTAAATGGAGCAAAGAAGTATAAAGAGTTTGAATATATTTCTGGAATAAGAATTGTCATTGACACTATGAAAAACTTTGATTCTACTTTTGATTTAATAGAATTTTCTCCAAGGCTTGCTGCAGATCTTTCTGATATGGTAGAGTCTTTTTCTATAAACAAAAGTGCCTCAGATCTTGGAGTTAGTGGGATGCCAGTTGGACAACTGCTTGCATCTACTGGAGATCTTTCGCTTTTTGATTTTGAAGACTCGTTTAATCCTTTAAACAAAAATAGCATTATCTCTGGATATGTTTTAAAAAATATTCAGGTAAAGATATACGAAATACTAAAAGATAGTTTAGGTGTAAACTACTACGTTCCAATTAAGACAATGTATTCAGACGGATTTCCTAAAATAGATAATCAATCTAAAAAAGTAGGCTTGACCTTAAGAGATCTGTACTTATATTTTGAATCACAAACAGCCCCAGAAATTTTAATGACTAACGTATCTTTGAGCGTTGCTGTTTCAATACTACTAGACTCAATTGGTTTTTCTAATTATATTTTTAAGAGGGTGGATGGAGAATCTGAAATTGTTATTCCACACTTCTTTATTCCTCCAGACAAGAGCGTTGCTCAGATATTAGAAGATCTAGCACTATCCACACAGACGGCAATGTTCTTTGATGAATACAATAACTTTGTCATGATGAGCAAAGATTATATGATGCCAACAACAACTCAAAGACCTACAGACCTAAATCTTTACGGATCCTCCGACTCTCAAAATTTTGAGGTAATTAAAAATAAAACAACAAAAGACAAACTGTCAAACATTATAGAAATTACTGCACAAGACAATCAAGTATATAATGATGGAAAAATATCTTATACTACAAGAAGCATGCAAAGAAGCGTGGGCACAATAAGAGAAGCATCCCTTGTTGATAATGAAAAGTCTTGGATATACAAGCCAGTTCTTCTTTGGGAAGTTCAGGGTACAGAAAACACAAAGTCAATCAACTCAGAAGTTAATGACATGTCAAGTTATGCCCTTGCTGCCATTCCTTTGAATTCAGATTTGACTGCTACCCCACCCAGTGTTTCTGGTGGCAGGGTAATTGATAATATAATCGATCTTGGAGAAGCAGTCTATTGGGTAACAAGATATAATGGATATTTTTATGCTAACGGAGAAATAATAAAGTATGATGCTGTTGAATATAATGTGTCAGGGTATAATAATGTTTGGATAAGTAGCGTTCAAGAATATGACAAGTATTTTTCATCAGTACCATTTAATGGAAAGATTTATCCAACAGGACGTGTAAGAATTTATTCTGAGCCAAACTATGAAGATGTTGGCAGCCTAAGCAGATTAAAAAATGGAGCGGTAGCAAAGCATGGAAGAGGTCAGTTTGGAACTCCTATTGTTAGTCACTCAGCAGGAATAGATCCCTATTGGTCAAACAATGACAATCTTCGTGGATGCAATATGGAGTCCAAATATTTATTTGCAAAAAATCAAACACTGCCTACAACCTCTGTAGGACCTGCTGGAGTTAATATTGATGTGACTTTATTGTCAAATACATTTGCTCAAAAATCATCACGAAATGGAATTATTAAAAACACTCTTTCATCAAAATATATTTCAGAGTCTGATATCAATAGCATGACGGTTGCAAAAGTGGGAGCAGTTCAGTCTTCTGCTTTAGTTATAAATGGTCCAGGGTTTAAAACAACAGAACCAGCAGCCGACTTTATTTCTTATGTATATAAGCCACTACTAAATAGTTTTAAGCACTTTGGAACAAGAGTTAGGGTTATAGGAAAAATTGATGACAACCCACAGCGTGGTCAAACTGCAGTGGGAGCAACAGATCTTTTTGTTGTTCCAGGCACAACCGCAGATAAAGACATAAAAATATCTGGTGGATCTGGAGGTCTTGGAGTAATGGTTAATCCAGAAACAAACAATGGATACTACTTTGAGATTATTGCTTTAGGTGCAACAAGCCTAAATGCAAAAGAAAGAGAAAATGTTAACAATGTTATTTTTTATAAGATAGAGCAAGCACCATCAGGATATAAAGCAGTTCCAACTATCTTGTATCAAGGTCTTGCTAATATTCTTGTGGATGACGGGAAGTTCACTGGTAAATACAGAATGTCGGCAGAGCAAAACCCAACAGTCTATGACCTTTCTGTAGAATATCAAGATGTTGCCTCTAGAAGAAAATTCTTTTTATATATAAATGGAAATCTAGTTGCAACTGTTTTTGATGATAAACCCCTTCCAGTGTACAACAACCTTGCACTTTTTGTAAGAGGATCTTCCAGAGTAATGTTTGAAAATGTTTATGCTTTAGCCAATAACTATTCAGAAAATACATCGTTTCAACTAAATACGCCAATATCAAATGCTTTTGGTCAGGGTGAAATAAATGCAAATGAATCATTAAGAAAGTATGCAATGAGTGGGGCAGTGCAGTCATCATACCTTTCAGGAATAAGTTCTTCAGAGCCAACTAAGTTTAGTATGTACTTTGATGAATTTGGAACAATAATGAGAGAGGCTGCATCATTTGATTTTAAATATGACATTGCCTATCCAGCACTCTATGCAACAATTGCACCAACCTTTAATAGTATAAGAGGATATGTTATTTCTGGATTTAAAGCAGGAGCGTACGGGGCAGAGTTCTTAGTCTTTAATGCTACTGATAGAATTCTTAACTTAGATGAAACTAGTGGAAACTATTTAAGAATACAGGGTGTAACATTTACTCAGCAATCATCAAACACATATAGTGTAGATGACTATTTCTTAAAAAATAGTAATCTATCCGATCCACAGTTTGAAGAAACTGGATTGATAACTTCTGTAAACAAGGTAGCAAGAAATTATCAAGACATAAAAACAAGCAGAATGCTTTATGGCAAGAAAGACTTTTCTTTGGATGTTCCATATATTCAATCACAAGATGATGCAGAAAATTTAATGTCTTGGTTGGTAAATAAAATAACAAAACCAAGAAAGTCTTTAGGTCTTAAAATATTTGCAAACCCAATGATTCAACTTGGAGACATCGTGTCTGTAGACTATGTTGAAAATAGTATTGACAGGGTTGCACCTAAAGATTCCAGATTTGTTGTGTACAATATAGAGTATGCTAAAACAGTTAATGGTCCAGAAATGTCAATATTTTTAAGTGAGGTTGTATAATGGCAGTTGAGGCAACAGCAAAACAGGCTACAGCAAAAGAAAAGGTTGATCCAAAAGAAGCAATAAAGGTTGCATCACCATCTTTGATTCAGTTAAGCAATCCGAAGTTGTCAGATGAGGCAATGGTTGAGATTGGTTTTCAAGACATTGGAGGCCATGAATTAATAAATATATCAAGGTCTGATGCTATAAATGGGCAGGACATTATCTATAGCATTGTTAAAAACTTAAAAAACATATTGCTTGAATATAACTCTAATAATATTATTAAACTTCAGGGTACATCAGATAACTATTTTAAAAATTTTCCAATAAGACTTGAGCAAAAGTTGCCAAAAGATGGCACTGGACCCAATAAAGAAACGGTATATATTGAAGAATCGACTGGAAGCCTTATAATAAACTTAGTAAACCTTGAAAAAGGAGAGCAGGTTGAAGTAGAAATAATTAACCAGGGAGAGACTTTTGATGATACAATTAAGGTTAGTGAGGTGTAAATATGATAACTAATACAGGTCAAGGAATTTTAGCAAAGTATCTTGTAGGGCAGGCCCCTGCTTATGCTTCATATATTGCCATTGGCTGTGGAGCAAAGCCTGTTCCATCAGACCATGTTTTTTCTAATGAGGAAAATGATGCTATAAAAAATAAAAAGAATTTAGATTTTGAGATGTTTCGTGTCCCAATTACATCCAGAGGATATGTTTTTGAAGACGGAAAATCAAAAATTGTTTTTACTGCAGAACTTCCAACACCAGAAAGATATGAAATAACAGAAGTAGGTCTTTGGTCTGCAGGATCAAACCCAACAGCAGGATCAAATGACAGTAGAACAATTTTTTCATTTAGCGATGCTGAAAACTGGCAATATCATGGAGCAGGTCAGCCAGCATCTATTGAGTCTTATGAAGACGAACTACACTCAGGAAATAATGTTATAAATAAGACAGACATTGTTTTTCAAACAAATGCAGACAACCCAATCTTTACTGATGATGATCGTGAGGCAAGAGGAGAAAGATGTAGATTTTTAAACAATATGGTGGTTGTCCGTGGAGACATGTCAACTATTAATGTTTTGTCAACTGGAAAACTTGAAATCAACTCATCATCTAAACATATACACTTAACAGGAGCATCTCTGGATTTTGATAAAGCATCACCTAAAGATGAATTAAGACTGGCATTTTCTTTAATAAACAAAGATGGCGAGTCTGCTGTTCAACCAGATGAAATAAGAATTATGCTAGAGTTTGGACAAGGAGATTCCCACAACAATGGACAGGATCCAAGCAACACTAGTCAGTATGCAAGGTTTGAAACTGTTATAAAAAATTCTGATGCCGATGTAGACTTTGCTACTGGAAGATATTTTATTTCTGTTAAAAAATTTGAAGAGTTAGTTAAGAGCACTGGCTTTACTTGGAATGTTGTTGATGTAGTAAAGTTCTATGTATCAGTAATTGACAGTTTAGGGGCAGTATCTGATGATTACTATGTTTGTTTAGATGCCCTGAGATTAGAAAACACGACATCTTCAAATCCACTTTACGGACTAACTGGATACTCAGTTATTAAAAATACAAACTCAAAGCCAATTCCAAAGGCTCCAAACACCACAAACCACATTGAGTTTAGGTTTGGTCTGGATGTTTTGTAGTGGCTGACCAGGGGATCAAAAAGGTTATAATTAAAAAAGAAGATCTTCCAGCCTTTGGTGGAGAGTTGCAAAACTATTTGGTTAGATATCGTGTGATATCAGAAGACAAAAATAGAACATCTCATTGGTCTCAATACTACGAAGTAGATGTTGTTCCTGAGATAGATAGAGATAAAACTACAAATGGAGAACCTACGCCAGAGCCTTGGATTTCACACTCCTTGTCCACAAGTGAAAACAAACAAATAATCAATATCGTTTGGACTCCTCCTACAAACTTAAAATCTGATTTTGATTTGTATGTTAAATGGGGAGCAGATGCTTTTAAATATGTTGCATCCATCCAGACATCCTCATATACTATTCAGACTTTATCAGGATATTCCACAGTTGAGTTTGCACTTCAAGTTCCAACATTTCCAAAAAAGAGATTTATCAAGGCTACTCTTTTTGAGTCTGATCCATTGAGCCTAGTGGTATAATAGTATTATGGCGCAAATTCCTCTACCTGAGCGTGGTCAACCACTAGATGTGGCATACATTTCTAGGCTGGCTCAAGAAATCAATAACTTATCAAAAGATGCTTCAACAGCAAGATATGATTATATAACTATTGACACAAAAGATTCAGGACCTCAAAATAAAAAAATGTCTGAGGTTAGAGTCTTAGGAGTTATTAAAAAGTTACCAGCAGGCAAAACCGTTGCCCCTGGAGATCAAGTTACTTTTGATCATCCATTTAATGGGGAGTTTAAGTTTGCTCCAGTTGTAACTGCTACAGCAATAAACGTAGGAGGTACTGGTGCTGGAGCAAATGTTACTGTAATTTTACAAGAACCAACAACTTCTGGAATTAGCGGAAGTGTAAGATTTAACGAAACTGGAACTGCTTCAGTCAATGTTAACCTTATTATTATTGGCGTACCTAACTAATGCTAAAGTGTACAAAGTGTAAAGGAAGAATGTTTCTTGATAGGCAGTACAGCACAGTCGGTCACCTTGAAACATATTGTATGTCTTGTGGCAACAGAAATTTTTTTAATCCACCAACAAGTTCTGCGGAGGGTTTATGGCTATTAAAAAGGGAAGTATCGAGAGCGAAGGCTACAATGTCCTCCCTGTAATTCCAGGGAATAAAAAGGTTTGGTTCTTAAATGGAGACTTAGTAAGAATCCATCATCTCAATAAGTCTAACGGTATCATGTCTGTTTATAATATAACTAAAGATCAAATTGAAAGTTGTTTAATTTCTGATTTTAAAAAGAAACGTGAAAGAGCATACACGGTTAAAGAGACTGCTGATTTAGTTAATCGACATAAAAAATATATGCCATCACTAATGAGACGAGGAGTCATTCCTTTTCCAATGGGATCTCAAAAAGGTGGAGCAAGAGGATTTCAAGTAAGATCATATTACTCAGAATCACAAGTTAGAGAGATTCGTGATATACTTGCTACATACCATATTGGCAGACCAAGAAAAGATAATTTAATTACAAATGATATTACGCCCAGCAAACAAGAGTTGACACGAAGAATGGGCGATGGTATACTTACATATACGAGAACTGAAGATGGTCGATTCATTCCAATCTGGTCTGAATCTATTTAACGAAGGGTATGAAATGGAAAACGAAGACACAAAGGTATCTGTTACACTTGGATACACGCTTAACCTTGGTAACTTTCAATCACTAAGACTTGATCTTGGAGTTGTTGATTCAAGACGTAATGGTGAAACTGCAGACCAAGCATTTGAGCGAGTCTATAAGTTTGTTGAAGATAAGTTAACTGAAAAGATTAACGAAGCAAAGTCTGAAATTAACGAGTAATGGCTGAACGCAAAGACCGTATGGCTTTGCTTTCAAGATACAGTAAGTATCATACCGCAAGGTACGAATCAAAGCCATCTCTGAATCTAAACGTAGAGCAGTGGGCCTCTGATGGCCTTGTAGAGTCATACGGACTCTCTGGCTGTTACGATATACTTGAGTATTACTTTAAGGTTTCAGAGAATCCATCATGGAACTACTTTGCATACAACGCAGAGAAAATATTGCAGGCACAAAAAGATAAAAAGAGAGACGACGAAGAGAGAGCAGAGCGTAGAAGAATGGCTAAGGAGTGGCTAAGTGAATAATACAGAGTCCAAACTAATTACTGCAGTTCTTCAAGATAAACAGATCCATGTTTTGCTACAAGCAAATGTAGACAATCTTCTTAGAACCCACGGAGATATCTGGAACTTCATACGACTCTACTTTGAAAACAATAAGTCACTTCCTCCTGCAGAATTGGTTACAGAAAAGTTTAGGGACTTCTCACCAATCCCAAGCGTTGGTGCAACAAAGCACCATCTTGAAGAGTTACAGGGTGAATACTTAAATGATAGCCTTAAAGATATTCTAAGATCTGTAGCAACTAATGTTCAGAACAACCAAGGCAATGTTGCATTAAATGATTTAATTACACAGACATCAGAGTTAAAGAAAAATACTTCAGCCATTCGTGATATTGATGTTACAGATCTTGAGTCTGCAGTTGCATACTTTGAAAATTTAAAGGCACAACAAGCAGCAGGTCACGTTGGAATTAAGACTAACCTTCCAGGGTTTGACAACTACTTACCTTCTGGAATTATGCCAGGGCAGTTAGGAGTATTCTTAGCATACCCAGGTATAGGAAAGTCATGGATGGCTCTATACTTTGCTGTACAGGCCTGGAAGCAGGGTAAGACACCCCTTGTAATCTCTCTTGAGATGTCTGAGACAGAAGTCCGTAACCGTGTATTCACAATTATGGGAGAAGGTCTTTGGTCACACAGAAAACTATCTAACGGAGATGTTGAGTTGGACACTCTTAAGGCTTGGCATGAAAGACACCTAAAGGGTAAGCCAGAGTTTCACATCATTTCAAATGATCAGGGCGGAGAAATCAATCCATCAGTTCTTCGTGGAAAGATTGATCAGTACAAGCCAGACTTTGTAATCGTTGACTACCTTCAGTTGATGGCTCCTAATCAGAAGTCAGATAATGAAACGGTACGAATGAAGAACCTTTCAAGAGAACTTAAACTTATGGCTATTGGTGAAGAAGTTCCTATCATTGCTATCTCATCTGCTACGCCAGATGATGTTAATGATCTAAGCGGTGTCCCAACTCTTGGACAGACTGCTTGGTCAAGACAAATTGCCTACGATGCTGACTGGGTTATTGCTCTTGGTAGGGCATCAAACAGTGACATTATTGAGTGCGCCTTTAGAAAGAACCGTAACGGGTTTATGGGAGACTTCCTTGTACAGGTCGATTTTGACAAGGGATACTACAGATATAAAGATTATGAAGATAAGTAGTTATAATATGGTATGTCTAAAAGTAAGGAAAATATTCCTCCTACCTTCTATCATCATAAGCCTATCAAAAAGTTCTACCTTGATGGGGTTATCCATGATGAGTCAGCCCTTGGCAGACTTAAAGAAGAGTATGTTAGACTACTTGAATCAGAAATGCGACTATCAGGCTACGTACCAAGGATTGACATATTACCAGACTTTACATTAGACTATAATCATAAGAAAAAATATTTTGAATTTCAACTAACAGTACACGGAACATATACGGGGAGGAAACAAAGCGAATGGATAGCAGGAATAGACGGAAGCACAGCAATCTATACACAAAAGAACAAATCAAAAGAGTTCTCACAGGAACAGGTGTAACGATTGAGTCTGAGGTTGACTCAGACTACATAATCTTTTGTCCATATCACAATAACAACAGGACTCCCGCAGGAGAAATAGACAAGAACAATGGAACATTTTTTTGCTTTGCTTGCCATCACGTAACTGGACTTACAGAGTTTGTCATGCATATGTCAAATAGGACTTACTTTGAAGCAGCAAGATTTATTAAGAGCAAGGAAGTTGAAACAAGTATCGAGACCGACATTGATAAGGCTCTTTATAAAAAGCCAGAGTTTACAATGTTTGATGAATTAGTTCTTAAGCGATTGCATAATAATCTTCTTTTATCTGATAGAGCAAAAGATTATTTTAATTATAGAAAAATAACAAAGTCTTCTGCATCAAAGTTTGCTTTAGGCTATTCAGATAAGCAAGACATGGTAACGGTTCCAGTTCATAGTCCAGAAGGACTCCCAATTGGATTTGTTGGAAGATCTATTGAAGGCAAAGAGTTTAAGAATACTCCAGGTTTGCCAAAATCAAAAACACTTTTTAACTTGCACAGGGTAAAAAGTTATGGCAAGGTGTACGTTGTAGAGTCATCCTTTGATGCTATAAGGCTTGACCAGTGTGGGTTTCCTGCAGTAGCGACACTTGGATCTAACGTATCAAATATACAAATAGAATTGCTTCAGAAGTACTTCAATGATATAATTGTTATTGCAGACAACGATGAAGCAGGTGGAAATATGAAAACTAAGATAGTTGAAAAACTTGGTTCTCGTGTATCTGTTATACAACTAAATAAACAATATAAAGATATAGGCGACATGGACGATAAGTCAATTCAAGAACTGGACTTCCAGTTTGACAAATCAATACAGTCTATGCTAAACTAACATAACAACACAAAGGAGAAAACACATGGCAATACTAAGAGGAATAAAGGAAATGGGTCCAGTACTAGATGGCCCAAAGGGTGGAGATGGTCCAAAGGTTAAGTGGCTAAAACTTGCTGACGGACAATCAGTAAAGATTCGATTCTTAGAAGAACTCGATGAAGATTCAGCAAACTATAACGCAGAGCGTGGACTAGCAATTGTTGTATCTGAACACACAAACCCAAAGGACTACAAGCGCAAGGCTGTAGACACAATGGATACAGAAGGTCGTGACTGGGCTGAAGAAATGCACCGCAAGGATCCAAAGGCTGGCTGGAGAGCACGTCTTCGTTTCTACTGCAACGTTCTTGTAGACGACGGTATCGAAGCACCTTATGTTGCAATCTGGTCAATGGGTATCAGCAAGCAATCATCATTCAACACAATTCGTGAGTATGCACTTGAAACAGGAAGCATCTCAAATGTACAGTGGAAGTTAAAGCGTAATGGTCAGGGAACTGAAACCAATTACACTCTTATTCCATCTGCACCAGACAAGGAACCATTTAACTGGGGAGACATTAAGCCTTACCCACTAGAATCTGCACTACGCAAGGTTCCATACGCAGAACAAGAAGCGTTCTATTTGGGCTTTGATGGCCCATCTGCCACTTCAGCAACTAACGCTGATTGGTAATATGAACTACGTCGGCTTACATGTCCATACCCATTTTAGTTTATTTGATGGGATTGCTAC